GCGGATCCGGTGTAAAAGCGCGGTCGGTTTGACGTAATTCGGCGCTTGGTTTGACGTATTTCGCGGTCGGTTTGGCGGCATCACGCCGATCCCTTGATGAGGCCGAGTGCGACGAGATCGGCCCGCAGGGCATTTACAAGGCGCTTGAGGTCGTTGAGCATGTCGCGCTCGTTCGTGGTGTAGGTACCGCCAGCGGTTTGTGTGACGGCCTGCTGGTTCGCGGATGCTGGCTGGCTGATCGGTTCGGCATTGAAGAAGCCGAGTTTCTGGGTGGGCGATGTGCCGATGCGCGTGCCCTGCGCGGTGCCGAGCGTGAGGTCGCCGCCGTCCTCAAAGCTGAATCCGTCGATTGCCCACGGAAAGTGGGTGACGGCGGCGTTGACGTTGGTGCCGTCGCAGTAGATGATCGTGCGGCGTCCGCGGCGCCAGAGTGTTACACCACTGCCCGATGCGGTCTTGATGGTTACCGGGTAGTTGCCGCTGGTGAAGTCATCCACGATCCATACGCGCGGTGCAGCTGGGACGATGACTTGCCGGGCGGCCGTCAGCGCGCCGTCGAGCTGCAAAATCGCGCAGTTCGCCTCTGTGTCGGTCAATACCCAGTCCGCCGAGGCGATGTTCTTGTAGGTCTTGCCGGCCGCGCCACCGGTCGTTTTGAGCACCCACGCGGTGCCGTTCCATCGGTACTCGTTGCCGTCGGCGTTATTGTGGACTGCATGGCCGACTGGCGGGGCGTAGAAGCGCCACGAGCCGTTGTAGTAGTGCGCCAGTTGGTTTGCCTTGCCAGCAAAATCGCCGCTCGGAGCGGATGCAACGATATAGACGACCCCCGGTTGGGGCGAGGCAGGTGGCGTTGCGGCGATCCCGGCAACGCCACCGATCATGGCCTCGATCTGCCGGTTGTTTTCGTTGATGACCACGTATGCCTCGGCTTGCGAGGCGTAGAGATCTGTCATTCCCAATCGTTCGCTTGCCATGGTTGGCTCCTTTCTCGGATCACAGGATGGCGTGCGCAGGGTGGCCGATGCCGACGTCCGCACTCACTTGGTAGATGGCGACGCGCACGGATGGCTGCGTGCCGCCAAAGTCGGCCGCTTGCTCGGCTGCGGTATAGATCGCCACAGGGCTGGACACCGTCATGGTGCGCCGTATCGCCCCAATGGCGTCGAGCACATCGACCTGGTATCTCTCCTCGGCCTCGCCCAGCGGTATTTCTGACACACCGCGCCAGTCTAGAGACTTGCGACTACGCCTGCGCCAGCGGATCGTGAGGTCGCCAGCGGCGTTTCTCTCGCCGCGCAGGTGCACGGGCGAGAACGGCCTGAGGTTATTGCCCGTCGGCGTATAGTACTGTGCGGGGACCGAGCCGAGCGTCGCGGTGCTGCGCAGGCTCAGCGCTTTGACCATCGCGGTGCGCCCCAGTGACGTAGAGACGGCGGCTGGCACGGCGTTGGTCAGCAGCCAGAACGTCTCCGTATTGGCGTGCGCGCCGATGGCGTGCTCGGTACCCCTGACGCCGCGCTGAAGGCCCGAGAGGATATACGAGCCGTCGGGCTGCAGTTGAGCGTTGAGGAAGCGAATCATCTCGCCGCCCAGCAGCGCCGTGTTGGCGCCGTTGAACAGCGCCAGGCTCGTTGTGGATTCGAGCGTCGCCGTGCAGCCGCTCACTGGATACACCCTGATGGTGTGCGCCCAGTCCATGACGGCGGGGTCTGCCGCATCGAGCGGCTGATACACCGTGCCGACGAACCCACCGGCATTGCTCGTCAGTATTGCTTCATAGGTCGCCCCCTCATCGAACGACCTGTAGTACTGCGCGCCACTCCAGCCCTCCTTCTTGACTGCCAGAATGTAGCCGTCCAATCCCCCGTGATAAGGGTTGACGAGTGGGCAGTCCAGCACGTAGAAGGTCGTCTCCGGGACGGCCACGGCGTCAACGGTGCGCGACGGGCTCGGTGTGTACACCGCAGAGTAGGTGAAAATCTCCGGGTCGTGCTCGGACAGCACCATCTTCACGACGCCGCGCGGGTCGTAGGACATGTCCGTGATGATGTAGGTGCGCGCGCTGCCGTCGATGTCGAGCATCAAAACATCGCCTGGGTCATATTGCAGATAGGGCCGTGGCAGAAACACGGTGTACTTCACCCGGCCGAGCCGCTCGAGGTAGAGCAGCCGGTCCGCCAGCGTCTTGGCCTGGTCGCGCGTCATGACCATGTTGACGTTGACGTGCACGTCTTTCGGATCCTCCCCCTGTATCTGCGCGATCACGACATTGGACGCGTGTGCAAGGTCGCGGTCGATGAAGCGCAGAAACAGGCGCGATGGCGTCTCCGTCTGGCTGCGGACGACGCGCGTGATGCGCGGCGGCGCTTGCTCGCCGTAGGGCCGGGCTGCAAGGTCATGGTCAAGCATGTCGGGTCCACCTGCTCAAAAAGAGGTCGCTGCCGTCGATCCAGGATCGAATCTTGGCCTCGTCCATGTCAAGGGCGGCGATGATGGCGCTGCCGTATTTCAGCAGCTCCGCAAGCGTGATGATGATCTCGGCGTGCCAGAATACCCACCATTCGGTCTCGTCGGGGCGCGCGGACCAGCTCCCCTCCATTTGACCAGACGCGACGTATCTGGCCTCGAGATAGGCATAACCGCGCGCGAGCAGCGGGCGCGTGAGATAGTGCAGGCTGGCGTCCGCCAGATCCGCGTAAAGCGCAGCGCGCATGAAAAGCGCGACCATGTGCGGCTCGTGGTAGTTGCCGTAGGCCGCCTCCCCGTAGTGGTAGCCGTCGCACCGCCACTCGATGTCGCCGTCGATCACCGTGGTGCCCAGGGTGATCGGCCAGGCTGGCTCCGTCGTGCCGGACACGCCGTTGCGCAGGCAGCAGTAAACGAAGCCATTTTTGCCAGCCGATGGGCGCACGAAGTCGATCGCGGCGTTGTAGGGTCCGGTCTTGTAGCGCGTCGCAGGTTGCCAGCCGGGTATTTTTGCGGGGAAGTCCGTAGGCGGGAACAGCGTGTGGCTGGTCCATGCGCCGTTGAGCCAGCCAAGATAGTCGGCCACGATCTGACGGGCCACAGGGTTGCCGCTCAGCAGCAGGTAGTGGGCAACCGACTGCAGCGCGCGGTATTGGTAACCGCCCCACTGGGAGTTTGGGTCAACCCAGTTGAAGCCCCAGGTGTTGGCCGGTCCATACTCGACTTCATCCGGGCGGTCGCGGTAGTAGGTGTGGATGAGCGGCCCCAGGTCGCCCAGCCGCGCTTGATACTCAAGCTGAGCATCGCGCAAAAACTGGGCCTGATCTTGCGCGCGTTGTGGATCGCCGAGCTTTTGCCAGACGTGCGGGAACGTGTAGCCGATGCCGGGGGAGCCGCGCCAATCGATGAGTGTGTTGCGCAGCATGTTTGCGGTATATGGCGGCGCGTGCGGGTAATTGATCGGCACCTCGGGATAGGGCCTGATGCGTCGAATCGTGAGCGTGCACTCTGCTTCCTGGTAGATCGAGACCCCCACCGCATAGATGTCCGGGTTGTGGTCGAGCGCCGGGCCGGTCACTTTGCCTCTGAGGAAGAAGCTCTCTCTTTCCAGGTCGAAGGTTTGCATCCCGGTGCCCGCCAAAGAGACCCTGGCGTAGTACCGCGTCTGTGGCGAGTATGTCAGCGCCGTGTCGATCCAGACATAGACCTCGGCAGGGGCGCTTGCGCCGATTTCGACCCGCACCGTGTCGCTGGCGTCGCGCCATCGGTCCCGAATGCCGCGACCGAACTGCACTTCGCCTGGCTGCCCCGGTATATAGACGGTGACGTTGCCGTCGCTGTCGCGCCGGAAGCTGCTCAAATCAACGCCTTGGCGTTCGGAGTTAGCAAACGTGCCGTCCAGCGAAAACGCGCTGCCGGAGATTTGCGGCCGTATCCAGTCGCGGCCGTCTCCCACTGCGTGCGTGACGTAGAGCGAATGGGCATTGGCTGCCCGCGCCTTGGCCCACTTGGGATCGGACGTGATGGCGTACAGGCTTTCGTATGCGTCGTCGGCCCAGTACAGGGAGTCCACGGCGCAGTCCACCTCGCCCTCGGCGATCTCCCGCCAGTGCGGCCATGCCTCGTACCGCCCGCCCACATCGAGCCACGGGCCGACCTCCGTGAGGGTGTAGGCAAGCACCACATACCGGTCGATCTCTGGATCGTATCCGGGCGGCTTCGATAGCACCACCCGGAGCCCATGCCCAGGCACGTATTCGGTTCCGATCACGTCGTATGTCCAGTCTTGCAGCGTCGGCTCGTTGACGATGTACTCATACGATTTGAGCGTCACGGACGCAAACGGTGGGTTGATGTACTCATCAGTCCAGTACCATGCACGCCGGATCGCCGCCAGATGGCTCATGTTGATGGGCGCTCCGGCGATGTATTCCCACACCTTGGCCATGGTGCTGCGGTATGCCTGGTCGATGCGTTTGACGCGCTCTCCGTAGTGCCCAGGCCAATCGTGGATGTAGCCTTCCAGGTGGCTGCCCGCGTCCGACACGCGCAGCTTGTAGTAGTCTTGATGGCTTTCGAGTTGGATCGGGCGTTTTGCATTGACGAGCCAATGCGGGATCCAGAGCTCTGGGCTGTCCGGCACCGGCCGGCCGTAGTAGATGGGCTCCAGGGCGCTGGCCAGCAGATCGGCTCGATCGCGCCATGCCTGCGCGCCCGTGACCTCGTAGGCAAGGCAGCAGGCGTGGATCAGGGTGAACTGCCCCTCGCTCGTGCCGCTCGACGAGGAAAAATAGCCATCGCGCCCGAGGATGTCATGCAGGGAGTTGACGACGATGCCGCGCTCCGAGATGGCGCATGTTTGCTGATGCGACCGCAGGCGCAGCGGCTGGGGAAGTCGCAGGAAGGCGAGTTTGCCGTCGCGCTCTTGCACCACAAAGGCGGACGCGCTCATGATGTCGGAGATGACCGAGGACGCTGGCTTGGGTTGGGAGACGAGATAGCCGATGACCTCGTCCGTCATCTCGGTCATGTCCAATCGGTCCAGCGGGAACCCAGCGCGACGAAACAGGTCGCCCAACACCTCATACAGCTTGACCGGCACAGGATTGGCCCAGTGACTGATGGGCGGCTCATTGCCCACGTCGTTGATTCGCCACTCTGGCGCATGACCAGGCCTATGGTAGTACAGAAGAAATTGTTTAGTCGTGCCATCCGGTGGCGGCGGGGGCGGAGGTATGTCCGCCTCATAGTTCTGCCGTGGGTGCGGGTAGGTATTGACGAGCTGGTGGCCGCGCGAAAAGACCTCGACCTCGACATCCGGCACCGTCCACGTTTCGTATTTTTGGACGATGATGTCCTTGAACACCAGATAGGCGCGTCCCCGGTAGGCAGGCGTTTGTGCCGCCCCCAAATGCGCTTGTATCGTGGGGCTTGGCAGCTGATCCTCCGTGCCGAGATAAATCTCGACATGAAGCTGCTGCGAGGCGTAGCCAATCGCTGGCTTGCACCAGCGCCGACGGTCATAGGCGAGCTTGCCCCCCAGCCAGATGCGGCTCACCCCTGCAATCTCTCCATCGCAGATCAGGACGGCAAAATCGACCGCGTGCGCCTGCACCTGCACGGTCTCCGTGATTGTCTCCGTCCGGTCGCTGACGATGTCCAGTTCCTGCGGCACATCGATGGTGACGGGGCGAAACTCGCTCATCCACAGCAGCTGCCCCGGAACACGCGCAAGCCCATACACGATCGGTATGGGCGCGCCGTACTCGGACAGCGGAACGACCGGCACTTTATCGGCTGCGCGCCGGTCTGTGGCCCGCATCGGCGCGCGTGTGTCTCGACTTGTCAAGGCGCGCATGAGATGGGCGTCAATCATGCTGCCAAGGCCATAGCCGACGAGCCGCCCTACCATGCCAGCGATTGTCGCAGCCACCGTCCCGGCCTGGAACAGCGACGCGGCGGCGGTCGAGAAGGCGGCAGACAACGCGATGCTGGCCATCAGTCGAATGCCCCTTGGCGTACCGTGATGGCGCCATCGGTCTCGCTCACGGTGAAATAGGCGACACGCTGGAGTTCTTCGATGATGGCGCGTGCCGCAGATACGTTGACGAGATAGCCCAGCATGCCAACGTCGGGCAAGTCATGCACATGAACCCGGCCTGACGGCACCCCGGCGGCGCGCATCACATCTTCGACGATGGCGCTCGGGGTGGATGGTGCCGCCCTAACGACGGCGCTGACCTCTGGTATGCGGTTACCAAAGAGCTCGAGCGGCACGTCAACGAACACCAAATAGGCCAGCCCTCGGTAGGCCGGGGTGAGCGCTGCGCCCACATGGGCCTGGATGTCCGTGTCTGGCGTCTGGTCTTCCGCGCCGAGGTAAACCTTGACGTGATCGAGGACGAACTCCGGTGTGGCCAGTTTGCCTGCCAGGTAGATGTCGCCTACCTCTTCTATTGGGCCTTGGCACAGCAGCATGGCGAAGTCGGCGTAATACTTGTAGTCCACGCGGCGTATTTCCGCCGTGACCGTCGAACTGCCCTTGCTCTGTTTGACCTTGGTGGTGCTGGTGCCGATGCTCTCCGTGACGCGCTCGCGCACTTGGGACGCCCAGATGAGCTGACCGGGCACCCTGGCCGTGCCATATACCCTCGGAATCGACACCCCGTATTCGGTGATCGGCACCAGATTGGTCTGTCCCAGCCGCGGGCCATGCACGGTGGTCGATGAGCTTGCTCCGCCACCAAACAGCGCTGGGAACAGATAGGCGCTATCGATGTAGGAGCCGACCATCATGCCTATCGTGCCGCCTATGGTGGCCGCCGATATGCCCAGAATCGTGCCGCCAACGCTTGCGCCGATGCTCGCGCCGACATATGCCAGCGCTATTGCTGCCATGGTGCGTATCGGTAGATGGCCACCGTGCGCCGCTGCCACTGTGGCGAGTAATCGTGCTCGATGACCCGGCCCATGGGCCAGTAGCTGTGGATCATGCCCAAGCCGTGCGGCAAGTCGCTGATGATCGCCACATGCTGCGGATGGGTGACGATGTGAAAGAGCGCGATGTCGCCGGGCTCGGCCTGCTGCACCCGGACGCAGTAGCGGTCAAGCCCGGTTTCGAGCAGCCCGGCCTGCGGCCGGATGTCGTAGTCGAGGACGTCATGGACCTCAGCGCCGACCGCCCGGCGGAACACCTCGATCACCAGGCCGATGCAGTCCACGCCGCGCCCCAGCACGCGGCCGCGATGCACAAACGGCGTGCCAATCCAGCGACGCGCCTCATCGACTAGACGCTCTCGATATAGCCGGACTTCCACTTGTCGGCTCCAGGCACATGTGGCTCGCCGCGAAAGTTGACGACATTGCCGAAGGAGGCGCAGGACGCAAGCGTCTTGTCGCAGCCCGCCACGACCGTCACCTGGTCTCCAGCGGCCACGGCGTATGGCGTCGGCGCATGCAGGTGAATGGTGCTGCCGACCTGCCTGGCGATGTCCACCGTCACACCGGCATTGGCGCCGGTATGGAAGGTCGCGCGTCCGTGCGTGAGGTAGCCTTCGGGGAAGGGCGCACTCAGCGTGACGCTGCGCCCACTTGCCACCGTCACCGTGACCGAGTGCGTATAGGCCGCCAGGTCTTTTTTGCACCGCGCGTCGCCAAACTTCGCCCGGCAAATGGCGGAT